TTTTGTATTGCAAAGTTTGCCATTAAACTTGCACCTTTGTGTGGTACAAACTTTCCTTTATGTTTCATTAATTTAAAGCTACCATTTTTTTGTTTCATCCAATGGTAGCCCTTTGGAGCTTTAACCTTCATTTTAATTAGGTTTAGCTTTTGGCATAGCTTCTCCACCCATACCATACATCATTCTACCACTAGCAGCTTTTTTTCTCATTTCCTTACCATACATAGCTTTAGTTCTTTTCATCATTTTTTTCTTTTTGTTTGGTGTATCCTCTGATTTTAAATGTCCTGCCATTTTATTTCTCCACTTTATTTTTTTCGTTATAGTATCCCTCTTTTAAACTGTCATTATATCCAGCCATTTCTCTACACATTTCTTCTTTTTCTTTAAAAGAATTGTAATAAGAAATATTTCCACTAGGTCTTGGGTTACCTTTATTTTCTTGTTCGTTATGTTTCATAATTATTTCCTAAAAAAGGAGGAGTCCGAAGACTCCCCCGAATGATTATTCTTAATCAATACCGTAGAAAGCACTTACTAATGCTTCAGGTCTAAGAACTTTTGCTCCATAAACATGAAGACCTCTCACGATGTCACCAAAAGAACTTGGGTCTCTTAGGACTTCTGTTGAAAGGATTGTGTTAGCAGTTGCAGTAGAACTGATATGACCACCCATACATTTACCAGCAGCATTAGTTGTTGAGGCAATGTTGTTAGATTTGTACATATCAAATCCTCTTAGTTTTCCACTAGATACTAAACCATTTCTAATTGAACCTTGACCTGCGTTGAAGTCTACAGATAGCAATTTAGAAGAAGCTTGACCTAATACTTCGTAGAAGTCAGGACCAGCAACAAACCATCTACCTTCTTCAGGTACATCTTGTTCGTCTAATAGTCTTGCCATTCTAGCTAAAACATCAATTGGGTCATGCTCACTAGAGCCAAAACCTATATCAAGGTTACCAGTTCCATCAAATGTACCGGCAGCTAAGTCGGTAGCATTGTCAGTACCTAACACATGGTCAGGTGATGAACTAGAAACTCCATCAAACATAGTTGCGATAACAGCAGCATCATATGAATCTCTTAAAGCGTAAGCTGCAGAACTTGAAGCTACTTCTTTAAAGTTTACATGTGACATATTTGTTTCAATATCATCTACGATGAATTTGAAAGCTTTAGCACTATCGACAACCAATGTGATTTCTTGGTCAGTTAGTTTAGTTGCAGTAGTATCACTACCTCTTGTATAATCAGAGACAGAGATAACTGGTTCTTTGATAATCCTTACTGAGTCTCCGAAAGCAGATATTTCACCAGCATAATCTGTGTTGGTGATAGCTTCTACTACTGAGGATTTTCTAAAGAAGTTTAAAACCTTTTTAGAGTAAATCTTAGGTAGAAAGAAACTATTAGTTTGTCCACTTACGGAGTTAGCAAAGTTAGCATTAGTATCGGTTGAAGGTTCAAAAAATTGAGCCATGATACATTCTCCTTTATGTTATATAGTTTACTTTATGATTCTGCCTTCTTGCATAGCATCTGATATTTCCTTTTCGTATTTATCAAACTCATCTATACTCATGGCAGCAATCTCCCTTTCAGACCATACTTTCTGTTGCTTTGGCTCTACACTTGTTGTTTTAGTAGAAACCATATCTGCAGCAGATTGTCTAGTCTTAGAAGATGACTTTGTCTCTTTAGGAACATCCATACCTATATCTCTTTTAAATAAATCTAAAGCACGAGAAGCTAAATCGGCATCATCAACATTTTTATATATCCAATCTTGAATAGCTAAAGGTTGTTGTTTTGCCCAATCATGAAAATCATCACTGTTTTTAATATCTTCAAAATCAGGATGTCTACTCATTAATCTTTTTTCTGCATCTTGTCGTATTAACTGAGTTTCTCTTTCTTGGAGTTTACTAAGGCGTTCTTCTAGAACTTTTGCTTTAGACTCCGATTGTAAGTGTGCTACAGTTTCTACAACTTCATAAACATCAGGATAATTATTTTTAAACTCTTCTAATTCTTCTTCAGTTTTAGGAGCTTGATATTCTGTTCTATTTTTAGTAGCTTCGCTTATCAGCTCTTGTTCTCTAATTTTAAACTCATTAAGTTTACTATCATAATGTTTTTTTAAGTCATCATACCTTTTTTTGTAGTTAGGTCTTTTATAAGGTTTATCCTTATTAGTATCTAACTCTTCAGTATTAACACTTCCTTCAGGTTCAATATTTGTAATATCGTTACTGTCAAAAAGTTTATTTTTTGCAGTAGGTTCTTCAAAATATAAACCTTCATTTGCAGATACAAAATCTACTTTTTCTTCATCATGCCAAGTTTTTTTTTGATTATAAGGATTTGGCGTTTCCTCTGTTTGGACTTCATTAGTCATTTTCTTTTACTCCTTACTCAGGGCTTCGTTCACAAGGTAGCTCTTTGTCGACAAGAGGGCTTGTTGTAAAGGTAGCCTTTCTGGTTTAAATATGATAAAGTGCCTACGCTAATAGGGTGGCTTTATCGCTTATTAGCTACGGACATGTCTTTGGTTAGGGTCTAACATCATTTGAGATTTAATATCTTTTGATATTTCATCTTCATCTTCCATCATTCTCCCAGCAGAATCAACTGTTTCTTTAACAACTCTAATTTCCTGTACATCAGGTTCATTAGTTTGGTTAGTCATAGTTTCTTCTTTATGTTCACCTCCGTGAGCCATTCCTTGTCTTTTATCTGCAGCAGCTTCAGCATCTTTCATCATACGCATCAATTCAGATGCTCCGATTTCTTCTGTAGCTTTTGCAGTAAAGACAAACTCTCCATCAGATAACCTTGCAGGTATACTGTCAGAGACTCCTGAACCCGGTCCTTCAACAGGACCAGACCCAGCAAATTCTTGTGCTACATCTATTACTTTATCAAATAACATTTGTAGCTCTTCATCTTTTTCTAGTTTGGATATTAGCATATCTTCTTCATCTTCTGTCAATGCTTCTTCCATAATAAATTGTGTATAATTGTCTTCCATGACATCATCTGATTCCATAGGTTTCATACTCATAACCATCATCATTTGGTCATTCATAGAACCACCATCTTGTTTCTTTTCTCTATCAATAACTCCTTTAGCCATTAAAATATCTTTTTGAGTTATTTTACCATCTCCACTTAAATCAGGAAATTCACCACCGTCTTTTAAATCTAGTCTATCTATTTCATCAAGTATTTCATCTTGAGTCATGTTAGGTTTTGCTATGTCAATTTCTGTTCTATAAACATTAATTAATTTTCTAGCATCTTCTTTAGTATATCCACTAGCAACTAAAAAGTCTTGAACTTTTCCAACTTCTTCTCCATCATCTAACATTTTTATAGCATCATTCATTGACACAGCTCCTCTTTCTGCCATGTCAGTTGAATCATCTGCCATTGAACTTTTAGACATTTTTTTCTTTCTATTTTTTTCAGCTTCTTTAATAAACTTTTTAACTATTGAGCCTAAAGCATATGTTTGTCTATCATCAGATAACATACCACCACCATATAAATCAAATCTTAAAGGTACTTCATCTACTGGTGGATTATCTAAATCTAAAAGATTATCAAGTTCATCTCGTTCTTCTTTTAATCTTCTTTCTCTAGCTTGTACTTTTTTTGTTTCAGCACTTCTAGCTTTTGAACCTTTTGTAGGTTGTGGTCGTTTACCTAGCACTTGAGCATCTATAGCTTTTTGTCTTTTAGCTATAGCTTCTTGTGCTTTTTTAACAGTAGGTTTTCCATATTTTTTAATAGCTTCTTGTGCTCCTCTTCTAGCTATTAAACTTGCTGCTCCTTTTAAAGCTATTGGTATTACTGGTAATGCCATATTATTTCTCCTTTGCTCTTCCTATATTTAAAGCAAACCAATCAATAATTTTGTAAGCTTTACCTACTAAATTATCATCTAGTGGTGTAGGTGTCAGAGCTGCAATCATGGAACATATTGAAACTATCCACGGAACTACTCCTACTATTTTCATAATTGTATCTAATAAATCTAACATTATATCTCCTCTTTTCTGTTAATTGCTTCTTTAATTTCTAAATTAAGATTATTCAACTTGCCCAGTAAATTCAGCTTCCCCTGCAACCGGTACATTTCCTGTTCCGATGTTGCCACCACCAGTTCCT